AAACATACATGGCGGTGCTATGTGGGCGCGAATGCCAATACAGGGGCTGGTTTTTGATATGCCTTTAGAAGAGTTTCCGAGGCCTATGGAGGATCATTTAGCGCAACCGTGGGATTGTGAATCTAGGCACCACGCGGTTACTGTTATGGATCGCGTAAGCTCATCTCCATGGATAGCAAAAATTGATGGGGAGTTTTACCAGGCTAAATATTTGTTTACGGTTGACTATACAGATTCGGACATAGCAGATGATTCTGCACAACACAAGCAATCTCATGTATTATATATAACAGAAGATTGCGAATGGAAAGGCAATCTGGTTGCACTGCCTAACAACCGAGTAAGGGCCACAAGCCCAGCTCTTTGGGTTACAGGCGAAGGTGCTCCAGATTTTAAACCATCGCAGTGGGCGCATAGCGCGGAAGGACATGAAAGTTATTTAGATCCGGCAATAACTTTCGATAACTTATACGAGGATTAAATGGCTTTATCGGGATCAAAAGATTTTGAACTAGACGTAGCAGACTACGTTGAAGAGGCATTTGAGCGCTGTGGGCTAGAGCTTAGAACTGGTTACGACTTAAAATCAGCAACGAGAAGTCTTAATTTAATGTTAGCTGAGTGGGCAAACAGGGGCCTCAATCAATGGACGGTAACAGAAAAAACCGTTGCCATGGTGAAAGACACCGGCACATACAACATTGATAGTAGCAACGCTACAGCTCCAATCGATGTTTTAGATATTTACATAAGAGAAACAACAAACAATACCACCACAGATATGCCGTTAAATAGGATGAGCCGAGCTGAATACAGCCACCTGGCTACAAAATCTACAACAGGCAAGCCTAACCAGGTATTTGTAAACAAACAAACCACGCCGACAATCACTGTTTGGCCGGTACCAGACAAATCTAGCACTTATACGGTTTACATGAATGTGTTGACCAGGATGGACGACGCAGACGCTGGCGCTAATACATTAGACGTGCCATTTAGATTTTACCCGTGTTTAGCTGCTGGCCTGGCTTATTATATGAGCTTAAAAAAAGCACCAGAAAAATCCGGTATGTTAAAACAACTATACGAGGAAGAGTTTGACCGCGCCAAAGCACAAGATGAGGACCGATCAAGTTTTAGGGTTGCTCCGAGGCTAAGCGGTTACAATTCTGCTTAACTATGGCAATAGCTAGTGGAAAAAATGCTTACGGAATATGTGACATTACAGGATTTCGTTACAAGCTAAGAGACATGAAAATGACCTGGGATGGTCTTTTAGTAGGTCCCGATCAATGGTCACCAAAACATCCACAGCTAGATAGAAAGCCTTACCCCGCAGATTCTCAGGCTATCAAAAATGCCAGGCCTGATACCTCAGACGACAACAATAAGTTTATGGTGTACACAAATGTGCAAGATGGTATACTTGGGACAGTTTTAACGACATACGAAATATCTTGTAGTGTCGGGGAGGTAACCATAGAAATAACATGAGTTTTACATTAGCAACATTAAAATCAACGGTTCAAGATTACCTGGAGTCTACTGAGACTACATTCACATCAAACTTGAATACGTTTATCACAGAAGCGGAAGATCGCATATTTAACAATGTGCAGCTGCCTGTACAAAGAAAAAACGTGCAAGGCACTGCGACAGCTTCAAACAGGTTTTTGGCAACCCCAACAGATTTTTACGCACCTTTTAGCGTGGCGGTAATATCAAACAGTAAATACCATTATCTTGATTTCAAACACGCCAGTTTTTTAAAAGAATACAGCCCTACAACAAGTGTAACGGGAAGGCCCAAATACTATAGCTTGTTTGACGACACTGCTTTTGAGTTAAGCCCGATACCAGATTCAAATTACACGGTTGAAATACATTATCTGCACAAGCCAGCAAGTTTAACTGCTGGCTCTGATTCCGGAACAACGGTTCTTTCGACCGATTACCCAGAGGCCTTGCTTTACGGTACTTTAGTAGAAGCTGCTGTGTTCTTAAAAGAAACTCCAGATGTCATTGGTAATTTTGAAGCCAGGTTCAAAGAAGCACTAGCCAGGATGAAAAATCTAAGCGAAGGCAGAAAGCAACGCGACGAATATAGGTACGATTCCCTTCGACAAGGCGTTTCGTAATGGAGCCTATAAAAGAACTTGAGGGCGCTCATGTCGCCCTAATTGGGCTAGGTACATCTCAAATAGATTACGTTATTGGCAGAGAAAACTCTGTTGAATGGGACGAAACTTGGGGGTGTGGCAGCTCAGCTGCTGTATTTCAGTTAGACCGTTTGTTTATGATGGACCCAGCCAGTCGGTTTTTTGACACTGAAGATGCTGGCAAGCAAACCGATGTAATGCGCAAAATACTGCCAGAATTACAAATACCTATTTATTCTTGTGAGCTAGACGATCGGGTGCCAAGCATAGTCGAATACCCAGTTAATGAGGTTGTAGCAGCCACTAGGTGCGCATATATGAATAACACGGTTGCTTATGCGGTAGCTTTTGCTTATTGGAACAACGTCAAACAAATAGATCTTTTTGGCATAGATTTTAGCTACAAAGGCAATTTGCACTTTGCAGAAGCGGGCAGAGCTTGCGTAGAGTTTTGGCTGTCAAAGTGCATAGAAAAAGAAATTAAGGTGGGTGTAAGCCCTAGGTCATCATTATTAGATTCTGACGTACCCATGGAAGATAGGCTGTATGGTTATCACAGGCTGGATGATCCTAAGATTGCTATACCTGACAAAGACGAATGGTTTGTTTGTAATAAATCAGAAATGGACCAGATGATAGAAACAGGCAAAACCACGATACAAACAATACCAAGGCCGCCAGAGCCATTTAAAGGATGAGTGACGCATTTATAAAACTAGGACAGGTAGGAGTACACACTACTGAAAACAAAGGGCACGATCCAGAATTTTGGGCCTTGCAAGTAACCAATAAAATTTGTGGAATATCGGAGCACGCTCCAGATCATGTTAGGCAACAAGCTTTAGCTTTCAAGACCACAGTGTATGATATAGTGTTAAGAGGGATCCGCAGTGGAATCGCCTCAGATCGAACAACTGTGGTAAACTTATTAAGAGGCCAAGGTCACGGTGACATGGCTGACATTATTAAGGAGTTATAACATGGCAATTACATCTGCTATATGCAACAGCTTCAAGCAAGAATTGCTTGTAGAGGGGCATAATCTAACAAACGGTGCCGACAGTATCAAGTTGGCTCTTTATACATCTTCAGCAACACTTGGCGCTGGTACTACTGCGTTCGTCACAACAGGACAAGCAAGCGGAACAAATTACTCTTCCGGAGGTTCTGCACTAACCAATGTGACACCAGCTTTATCTGGCAGTGTGGCGGTTTGCGATTTTGCAGATCTTACTTTTGGCACGGCCACAATTACAGCCAGGGGTTGTCTTTTGTACAACACAACAAATTCAAACAAGGCCATTGCTGCTATTGATTTTGGCGGAGATAAGACAAGTACAGCTGGTGATTTTACTGTCGTATTTCCAAGTGCTTCTAGTAGCGCAGCTATTATACGATTGGCTTAATTAGTTAAAGGTGTCTGGTTATGCCCTTAACTGTATTTAATTTTAAGCCTGGAATAAATAAAGAAGAAACCGATTATTCCAATGAAAACGGCTGGGTTGACGGCAACTTTGTGCGTTTCCGAAAAGGCAGACCAGAAAAAATTGGTGGTTGGGAAAAGCTAACCACAAGCACATACGAAGGATCCGCAAGAGCATTACACTCTTGGATTTCTCTAGGTGGATCAAGATACCTGGGGATTGGCACAACCAATAAATATTACATTGAAGAAGGCCAGGCTTATAATGACGTAACTCCCATTAGAGCCACCACCACCAATGGAATAACATTTGCGGCCACTGACGGGTCATCAACTATCACAGCAACCGATTCAAGCCATGGCGCTGTAAGTGGTGATTTTGTCACCATATCTGGAGCAGTCTCTTTAGGCGGAAATATAACTGCCGCGGTTTTAAACCAAGAATACCAAATTAGCCTAGTCACAGGCGATAACACTTACGAGATTACAGCCAAAAACACTTCTGGCGCTACTGTTACTGCAAACTCCTCTGACTCTGGTAATGGCGGTGCTGGAGTGGACGGCGTATATCAAATTAATTCAGGCCTGGATGTTTATGTTCCTTCGACCGGTTGGGGTGTTGGCACTTGGGGTGCTGGTACGTTTGGATCTACTAGCGCGATTACTGCCGTAGGTCAATTGCGTTTATGGACACACGACAATTTTGGTGAAAACTTAATCATAAATCCACGCGGCGGTGGTATATACCGGTGGGTAGAAAACAACGGGCTAAGCGTTAGGGCCTTAGAGTTAAGCGGCGTTAGTGGGGCTAATTTAGTGCCGACTGTTGGGCTGCAAGTTATAACTTCAGAAACAGACAGGCATTTGATTGTGTTGGGCGCAGATCCTATATCAGGCAGCAGCAGAACAGGTGTCATAGATCCTATGTTGGTTGCTTTCTCTGACACGGAAAATGAGCTTGAGTTTGAGCCATTAACAACCAACAGCGCTGGTTCGGTGCGTTTATCTTCTGGATCTTTGATTATTGGTGGCCTCAAATCCAGGCAAGAAACATTAATTTGGACCGATACATCTTTATACAGCATGACGTTTATTGGCCCGCCATTGACGTTTGCTTTGAATTTAATTAATGAGGGAGCTGGTCTTATAGGACCGAAGGCAGTAGCTAACGCGCCAAATGGCGTGTATTTCATGTCTAAAAATGCTTTTTACTTTTACAACGGATCGGTACAAAAATTACCGTGTTCGGTCCAGGACTATGTGTTTGATGATTTAAACCTGGGACAGGCATTCAAATGCCATACGGTTGTAAACGCAGAATTTTCCGAGGTGTGGTTCTTCTATCCGTCTCTAGAGGACGACACCGAGGAAATATCAAGATACGCTATTTTTAATTATGAAGAGCAAACCTGGTCGATCGGTAAGCTGGTTCGATACGCCTGGCTAGATGCGGGTATAGAAGACAAGCCAAGAGCTACAGGCTCTGTATCTGGTTCACAATTTATTTACTTACACGAAACCGGATACAACGACGATACAGACAGCATGGACGGTGTGTTTATTGAATCGGGCGATATTGACCTGGGCGACGGCGAAAACTTTCAATTTATCAAAAAAATTGTGCCAGACGTGCAATTTGATACAAGCAGAGGCATATCTAACACGCCAGCCATAAATGCGGTTATTAAGCGCAGAAATTACCCTGGAGAAAGCTTAACGACAGATTCAACCACACAGATAACACCGACAACTACATTCGGTGGTGTGCGCACGAGAACAAGACAAATGGCTATTCGGTTTGAGTCAGATGACGATAACTCTGTAGAAGCAAACAGAAAAGATTACAAGTGGAGAGTCGGCAATACGAGGCTAGATATACAAGCTTCCGGCCGTAGAGGTTAGTGTCTAAATTACTGCCGACAAGACTTCCGACAGCTCAAGGAGAGTCGGTAGATGCGAATACTTTTAACCGATTAGTAAGAGTTTTAGAGTTAAATTTAGGGGCTGTGGATCCAGATGCAGTGGGGCATTTTAGCGCTAGTGACATTTCTGGGTTACAATTTGCCACAGGTGCTATAATATTTAACACAACAGTGGAGGTGCATCAAGCATACGATGGGAATACATTTAGAAACTTATATGAGCACCAGACATATCCCGTCGGCGTTGCAGCAACCTTTGGGGTGGGGGCAGTTACTATAGAGATAACATAATTATGGAAAACAACGATCTAACAAAGGCATTAATGAAGCGGTACGACGTACAGGAATTTATGGGTGGAGGAGAAGCGACCCATACAATGCCGGATGGAACGGTCATGCCAGGCGCTACTCACGAAGAGTATGAAGCCATGGGTTATCAAAGAGGTGGCGCTGCAATGATGCCAATGGAAACTGGCGCTGTTCAGATGGGAATGTTAGGCCCATACAGCGATACATCTTCTGAAGTTGAAGCCATGAGGAATTTAGCAAGAGAAACTGGCGCTGTTCAGATGCCAATGCAGATGCCGATGGAAACAGGCGCGGTTGTTACTGACGATGAACTTCGCAGACAGTTAGAGCAAATGATGGGCGCAGAAACAGGCGCAGTCATAAACGACGCTGAAATGCAGCAAATGATGATGATGGGCCAGGAAACTGGTGCGGTTCTCCCTCCTGAGAATTTAGATCCAACGCAAGAATTAATTATGGCCATAGAAGGCTTGCAGATACAAAAAATGCAAGCTAAAGATCCTGACGAAGTTAAAGCTCTGGACCGAATGATAGAAGCAGCAATGGTCGGTGCCTCTGCACCATTAGGCGAAATGGCTGCACAGATACAAGCAGAAGGCCGTGGTGAAGATACATCATTGGCTCATTTAAGGCCTGGTGAAGTTATATTGCCACCAGAAGCTTTTGAAGACGAACAATTTGAAAACACAGTAAACGCTAAATTTAAAGAGCTGGGTATAGATCCAGAGATGGCGGTTTCTTCTGTAGGTATAGCTTCACTTAACCCAATGACTGGTTTAGAAGAATTTGGTTTTTTTAAGAAACTGGCAAAGGGTGTTAAAAAAGTAGTCAAAAAGGTTGTAAGACCTATAGCCAAAGTGGCTCAGTTTATACCTGGTCCCTGGCAGCCAATTGCAGCATTAGTTAATAAGGCCGGAACAGTTTATGACGTAGCCAAAGGCCGAGCTAACCCATTGTCACTATTAACTGTAGCTGGACCGTTAAGAACGGGTCCAAGCATTGGTGACAGCATAAGCGCTATCAAAGGTGCCG